TCGGTTTCAAAGACTACTGGGTTTTGGAGAAGTACCACTGGATACTGTAGGTCTTTTTGAGAAACTTTTCATTGAGAAGATTTGTTCTGCAAGTGTGGCAAATGAAGCCTTTGGAGTGGATTTCTTACCTGCTGTTCCAGTCAACTGAGAACCAGTCGCACCCGGAGTATATGTAGGTCTACGGGGAGGGACACTAGAAGATTCGTTTAATCCTTTGTATCTATCTGGGATTGCTGCATAAGAATAAGATGCAGCACTATCCCTTCTCACTAGGATTTGTGAAAACGGACCGGATCTTCCGGTATTTCCTGGATATTCAGCACCTCTTCTTCGAGCAGCAAGATATTCAGGCTCATGGCCTTGGAATATATGGTCTCCAGGTTTAGGTGTATTTGTCCATAATATTCCGCTATTTGTTGATTGCGATTCTACTATTCTTTTCTTTGCCATGATTTATCCTCTAGCCCAAGGCGATTGTTTGTAGAGTTTCTCGTCTGTAATGCCACTGAATCCTGCCTTCATTAGAGTCTCTTGGATCTCCATGAACTCAGGGTAATGCTCTTCGTAGTCAGGGTTTCTAGGGTTTTTAATGGCCCCGATCTTCGCAATCTTCCTACCCCTTGCAGCCAATGCTGCGTAGTCTGGCTCGAAGTTGCTTCCACTTGCACCGCTTGGAGTTGCTTCGTCTGACATATTCTCTCCCATTCTCACCATGAAATCCATTATCTCCGGATGGTGTCCCATACCTGTGGCAGTAAACACCTTATTCAGTTCTGGGTTCTTCTGTACTATATTGTTGTATGCCCTTTCTGCAAGGGCTGATTTTGAATCGAAGTCAGGGCCGTAACGATCTCTGGCTGTCTTCTTCCAGGAATCTACTGTCTCCTGCTGAAGTTTGTCTGCTGATTCAGCCCTCTCCCTTTCAAGATTCGCTAAAGGAGAGACCATTTCATTCCACTGTTCGGTCGTTAAACCACGGTCCAGAGCAGACTTTCTCATACTCTTTAGTGTGCCAGAGAACTCCTCGCTGGTGTTTTCTGGTATTCGGTATCCGTCCTCCCCTGAAGGGGCACCTAGACTTTGGTAGAATCCAGACCACTCTTCACTCCCAGCATCCCCTTGAGGGACTCTAGTAGTCTCCCCCATCTTCTTACTCAGGTTGTGATAGGACTTAGCCAGATCCTCTACAGAATCAAACTTGCTGATTAGAGAATCCCTACCGTCCATATCAATGGGAAGGTTTTCATTGAGATCGCTCATTTGGAATCCTCTTCTCTCATTCTTTTGCCCTGCCTTATGAGGGCTATTATTTTATAATAGGCAGATCTAGATCCCTGCCTTTTAGCAAAAGCAATCGGGTCTATTGGGATTCGTTCTATACGACCCGCTGCCTCTAAATCCTTATTCATCTTTTCTTCTGGCTCTAGAGTTTCTTCTACATGAAGAACTTTTCGTAGATAGTCTAGAACCCGTTGCCCTTTCTCTGTTTTAAAAATCTCTTCTGTTTCAATTAGGAAAATCTTATCTTCCTTATTAAACATTAGATTCCTTCTGGCTCAGGTGGAGGTGCCTGTTGGACAGGGGCTTGCTGTGGTGCCATCTGTGCCATTTGCTGCATCTGTTCCATTTGCTGTTGCATCATTTGCTGCTCTGCCCTTGCGTTCCTGATTGCAGATACCTCTTCCTGACTCCTGATTATTTGGGCAGGAATGTCACTGTGCATGGCATCATAGTTGGCAACAGCACTGGAGTTGATGTCATCCAGGTAAACCTGATCCTGCGTTACTTCATACATACCTAAACGACGCTCCATAAACGCTTGCACACGATTGACTCCGCTTTGCCTTTGAGCAGTAAAGAAAGGTGATTGATACACAATCTCAAATTCTGCATCGGGAGCCATTTGTTGTAACAAGTCGAGTTCTGGTAATGCACCACCACGATGCATTAGATCAATGATTGATTGAATCAACGGGTCAAGGAATTCGTAGTTCACTGTATCTGCCGAAGCACTCAGTCTTGCAAGTGCCCTGCTCTGTCTCTGTCTGCTTTCCTCTGCTGATCTAGGTTGAGTATCTGGATCATTAAGTATGTCACCAAGGAATGCTTTTTGAATTTGCTCTCTGTCTTGTCGAGCGATTAGGTCTGCTACTGCGTAGTTAGTATCTGACTTCAAGTATTGTGGACTCATTTTAACTGCTGGTCTTGTCACCATTAGGCCGTTAGGAGTTATATCCAATTCGACTACAGTGTCATGCTCTACCATGAGTGGGGGATTAAGATCCTTGCCAGCAGCAATTAGGATCTGTCTACGCAGTTCATTGATCCCCATTGCGTCTGCTCTTGCTAGGTGTCCCCTCCCCCTGCCATACTCTTCACCGTCTACTGTCATCCACCTTGCAACGATATAGGGGCAGGTATCATACCCTCCCTCTCGAATGATCATTGCATTTGAAGATCCACTACTACCAACAATGCCAGAAGCGTTACTCACTCCTGACATATAGATACTTGTAAATTTCCTGTTGTCAGATGATATGACTCCATTGGGAATGAAGTTCTCATTTTCAAAGCAATAGTGCAGGAATGAAACCTCTCCCATCATATCACCCGATGCCAACTTCTGTTCAACATCCTGACCAGCAGCACCCTGGAAAAACCGGAATGCATCTATGGCAGTCATTGTGATTTGACGAACCAGGAAGTCTGGCCTACCAGTGTTACCTATCTGCCACCACATATCTGCAATGGGGATAGATTCAAAGATTAAACCACCAAAGGTTTCATTCTTAGTACCTAGTTGTGGAGTGAGTTCCCTTACATGGATCGTTGCATTTCCAAGGACTGAAAAGTCTCTGAGGAATCCAGAACTCTCCTTATAGAAGTTGCTGTCCGCTAACGCTCCAAGGATTCGTTCACTTACGAAATCTAATACTTGTCTAACTTCTAGTATGTCTGCGAATGGAGGCTTTGCTCTAAGTCTTACCCAGTCGTTTCCAGAGGGTATGATTGCACCCTTGATGAAGTTGACAAAGGAATCGGCTGCATTCATGGCAGTCGTATCAAAGACTCCACGAATCCTTCTAGATCCAGCAGTGCTTTTCGTTGTGATGTCACCACGGAATGGCATCATAAGATCTGAAATATCCTGCCACGCTCGTTCGTAAGGAACTCTTCTACGCTTCAGGTATTCAAATCTTTTAACTAATTCTTGTGTCTCTGGTAGGTGTGGCATTATCTACGATTCCTATTTTTAAGGGCTTCCTGGTATTCCTCTACAGCCCTTTGTCTGCGAGTTCTACTACGTCTTCCAGGTCTTGGGTTAGCCGGAGAAGGCCACGTGTATCCTGCCTTGATTGAGACAGTTCCCCCTCCGTGTCTTGGTCTTGTCATTGTTGTACCTGGACGACTGGTTCTACTTGTTCCGGGGGTGAGTCTGGAAACGGCCTCAAGAGTCCTCTGATCCCTCAAGGATTCTCTTGCTGTTCTTCTCAGAGTGGGTATCTCTCTCATTAACTCCGTCATTCCTATTGCCTCATCTTTGAATAAATCTGCCAACTCCTCCGTTCTTCCTATCGTATCCCCGACCCTCCTTTGCTGTCTAAAGGTGATACGACCCGCACCTCCAAAATCACCCGGCTGGCTGAGTGGTCCTCCTGGAACATGGGGAACACGTTTCCCATCTGGGTAACGTAGACGACCAGGAGTTCCGGGTGGAGCCAAGGGCAGAGTCGTATGGGGAAGGTCGCCCCTAACATCAATGAGTTCTTTTCCCTTATCAGTCCAGACTTTCGCTTCCTTTTTCCACTGTCTTTGCGATTCCTGTAGGCCTTTTTTATATTGTTTAGTTGCAGTTTGAATTTCTTTGCGTGTTGCTCCTTTCCTTGAAATCTCCTTTATAAAGAAGTCCTTGTTCATTCCCAATGGAGTCATACCCTCTAGAAACTCACCGTGTTTAGTTGTCTCTCTTCCAATCCTTTTATATGTCGCAATTGCTGCTGCTTGTAATCCTCCTGTTCCCCCTGCCACTTTTGCTGGGATTGCCGTGCTTTCCAAAAAATCTAAAAGAATCTTGGGAGGTGTAGCAGCGGATACAGCAGCGGCTCCTGTTGCCTTCAAAAACTCACGACGGCCAGGGTCCATCACTTTTGTCCAACCACCAATTCCACGGTTTGCTAAAGCCTGTCTTCCAGATCCAACAGCAGCCCTAGCACCAGAAACACCAAGACGAGCCAGTGCGGGAACTCCAGTAAGAGCAAACAAAGTCTCCTCTATGGATGTATCTTGCTTTAGTCCAGCATCGGGAATCCATACACCACTATCCCAGTAGGCTTTTTCCTTGACAGCAAGATCAGCAAAGTAAGGCACTCCTGGATGTTGGGTCGAAAGATCTTTGAAGTGAGTTCTACTTCTATCCTGAATGTTTCTAGGGGTTCCTCGATTACGCTGATCAAATAGGGAAGGTTGGGGAGGGATTTTCCCTAGCCGATCTTCTCTTCGACGAGCAGCACCAATGGACGCTGTTGTTCTTCCCTGAGTAGCCCAATCCATTTTATCTTCCCAAAAAGACAGGAGGGGAACTAGACGCACCTGACATCCATGCACCCATTTCGATTCCTCGCTTCCTCGATTCATTAATTGCTTCTGATACCCCGGCAATTCCAAATGTTACCGTTAATCCCAATCCCGTGCCTCTCATGATCCGGTCGATTGCAGGACCAAGGTCTTTTGGAATTCCTCTTCCTCCTACTCTGTCTGATCCATACGGTGTTCTAACCATCGAAGGAGCATTTGGAACCCGTCCTAAGTGCCGAGTCGCTCCTTTTATAAGGGCGAAATCTGCAGCCGTGGAAGGACGGTTCTGGACTGACCCAATCCCCTGTTTTTGATTGTGGGGAAACTCAAGGGCCATACCTTTGGCCCGAATTCCTCTAGTGGCTGCTGGTGGCATTTGCCCACCCGGACTCATCTTCATCTCTTGTATCTGAAGTTGAGCCTCAATCATTTTGCCGTGTGCGTATTCCGTCTCAGCATTTTGCCGATTCTTTGCTTCTGTACCACCAACCCTCGAAGCAGCGGATTCTCTAGTCCTTGTATCTTCATGATGCTTGCTTCCGGGTTTGTTTAACTTATCCAATTGCTGCTGTCGAGTTAAGCGATTTGGACCCATTAACCTTCGTTTCTCGGCCTCGGAAAAACTCTGGGTTGACGGACTCCTTTCCTGAGATCGTGGTGAATTGCCCCGAACAAGCGTCAACTTGAATTCGTTTCCCATTAGAGTCAGATCCTTTTTGGGTAGTCCTGGAATGAGAGGGGTCGATCTCTGCCTTCGCTGACCTTCATTCTGAGGTTTTTGAGGGGGAGGCTTTGCAGGTGGTAACTCTAGTTTTGGTCTTGGTTTTAAATGTCTCTGAAGGCCAGTCGGGTTTGCTGGAATTTTAAGTCTCGGTCTTGGGCTTGGTGGTTTGCGTGTATTTAAGCGAAGCCCGAATATGCGATTCCATAGACTTCTTCCAGGTGCCCCTCCTCCACCACCCATTGAGAAACTGGGACCACCCGCTCCTCTGTTGAAGTTGAACATCATATCTGGCTTCGGTGGCATAACTTACTCCTAAAAATCTTTA